GGTCGGGCTCGTTGCGGCTGGCGGCGGCGACCCCACCCTCCTGCGCGGCAAGGCGCGTCATATCGAGGGGGCGCGCCGGAACATACCCACTGTGGCGCTGCTGGTCCGCAGTATCGGCGGCGGTCGCGGGCTGCTCGCTGGTGTCGTCGGTCGTTTTCGTGGTTGCCATAACTCGTGTGTCTCCTTGTCCTGCTGCAACGCGGCCACTGGCCGCTCCTAACGCGCTCGTCGCCCATCCATCAATCCGGGCGGCGATTGGTAGCGATCCACTCGGGAGAGCGGGCTGAGTCGTCCCATCGTTCGATGCGGGCGGAGCCTTCGTCGGCAGCCGGCCCGCCGCGAGGTCGGCGATCACCGACTCGTAGCTCCCGACGCGATCGGCCAGGCCCGCCGCGACCGCCGCCTGACCGACGAACAAGCCGCCGCCGCCGAAGTCGGCGAGCACGGTCTCCTCCGAGACGCCGCGGTTGCGCGCGACGGCGGCGACGAACACGCCGGCCATCGCGTCCACCACGCCCTGGATCTGCGCCGCGCCGGTCCCCGTCGTCGGGTCCGGCCGCTTGTGCGGGCTCTGACTCGACACGAACTCAATCGTGCCACCGCGATCACGCGAGGGGTCGCGGACGGCCTGCACGACGCCGATGGAGCCCAGGAGGGCGGTGGAGTCGCACACGACGCGCTCGGCCGCGCTGGCGAGCCAGTAGCCGGCCGAGGCCGCCATGCCGCCGACGTAGGCGACGACGGGCTTGCCTCCACCTGGCGCGGCCGGCGATGACGCTGTGCGGATCATGTCGGCGAACTCGGCGACGCCGGTCACCTCGCCGCCCGGGCTGTCGATCGCGAGCACGATCGCTTTCACCGTGCGGTCGTCCAGGGCCGCGCCAAAGTCTTTGGCCAGCGTGTCGATCGAGGTCATGCCGCTGACCTGCGAGAAGAGGTCGGCGCGCCGGACGATGGGGCCAACGACCTCGATAGTGGCCACGCCGCCGTCGCGCATCGTGACGCCCTTGCGGTCGTTCGAGAGCGGCCGGCCGCGCTGCTTCTCGACGGCGGTCAGGCGCTCGTCCCACTCCTCCTTCGAGAGCGTGGCGTGGTCCTCGACGATGCCAATGATCCGCGCGAGGCTCGCGGGTTCGATCGCCCAGGTCGCGCTCGTGATCGCATTCAGGACGCTCATCGTGTCACCTCATCGTCGGCATCAGTCGCGTCGGCGTCATCGTCCGTCCGGCTCATCGGGTCCGTCCGCTCTCTGGTCAGGCCGGGCGCGCACAGGGCGCACAGCGCGTCGCCGGCATACCCGCGCGGAAAGTAGCGCCAGCCGCCCGGCCCCGCCCCCACGCCACGGGCGCGGACGGCCCACAGGGTGGTGTGGCAGTGAGGACAGCGGCGCTCGGTCCGCTCACAGGCGCGGTGTGGGCGATGTGGCATAGGTGGTCCCTCTCGCCATCTCGCCATGGCAATCGGCGATACTGAAGACGGTGATGTGGTGTGCCGGAGTGGTTTAACGGTGAGCTAGCCGGAGATAGTCCCGGTGTGCCGACTAAGGGGCGCGCGTTTGAGCGGTCGGATGAGCGAATCGCGGCACGGCCCCACGCAGGTTCGAATCCTGTCACTGCATCACTCCTGACGGTACCGTGCGCGTGTGTGACCGCACGTTGACGCGCCTAGTAACGTGAAGGGTGGGATAATGGGCTTCGATGAGGCGGTGGAATTGGCCCGTGAGATCACGTCGGCCGGCTACATCGTGTACCAGGTGTCGTGCCTGTACGGCGGTGGCCGGGTGGGCGAGGCGTGGAGCGTCCACTTCCGGCCACACGCTGACGCGCGGGGCATGCAGTCGGCCTCTAGCCGTGAGGAGTGGGCCTACTGGCAGAGCGAGCAGGGGCAGGCGCGCATGCGGGCGACGCTGCCGGAGACGGCGCGAGGAGCGACGAATGGCTGACGACGATGCAACCATCGACCTGACGCGGCCGATGATAGAGCCGAGCGGCGCCCGGATCATCGCTGAGATGCGCCACTATGTCGCCTGCCCCGCGTGTGGCGAAAAGGCCGGGCGCATCGACCACCTGTACAGCGACGTGGCGAAACGGTCCTATCGCGGTCGCTCACAGTCCGTTGGGCCGTGGGTCTGTGATGACTGCGGAGCGGGCTACCGTGTCACCGTGACGTACGAGGACCATTGGCCCGCCCTGAAGCCCGGCAACATCGTCCCCCGCGTCGCGGTGGAGCGCGATCCCGCCTATGACCATGTGGACACGCTGACGATGCTCTATTTCCCGGTGACTGACGCCGGGCGTCTCATCGTTTCCAGCCGTCGCCTCGCCTCAGATAAAGTGGGCTATGGTCAGCGATACTTCTACGACGAGCACACCTGCACGCTCAACCTGCTACAGGGGAACGTCGAACTGGTTATAGACGATGATGACACCGACCCGCATGGTCTCTTCGTGTACGTCACCACCATCGACTGGCCCGACGACCTCGATCTGGACGCCCTATCCGCGCGCGAGATCCGCGCGCTCTTCGAGGCCGCGCCGATGTATGGGGGCGACGACAGCGCCACGCTGTCGGACGACGATGGTCTGGAGTTCGCGCCGGAACCGCCGCCCCTGGTGTTCGATTTGCAGCCGAGCGGGCTCTACACGCTGAGGAGGGGGTGATGACTGACACGTATACATGCGCCGCGTGTAGCGGAACATTCACTAAGGGCTGGTCGGACGAGGAGCAGGCGGCGGCAGCCAAAGAACTCTTCGGCACTATTCCCGTCACGGAGATGGTAACCGTCTGCGATGACTGCTTCAAGGAGATGGAAGAGCGACGGCGAGTCGCAGAGGGCATCCCGCTTGAGGCGTTCCGCGATGGGCGTGACCCGTTCGCTACCAGACCTATCCCTAACGACGAATGAACGAGTCGCTGTACGTCGTCGCACACATAACTACCGTCGGACCAAACCTGGTCATGGTCACTCTCTGGGATCACGCGCACGGGCAACGGTGGGACACGGACGCCGCTGTGTACGTCCATCCGCACGCGGCTGAGGCGCTATCTCTCGGTGATGTCGTATCCGTCGATTTCACCGCCGGGCTCATCACCGGGCTCATCACCGGGCTGCATCTTGATCCTGTCGAGGGGCTCAGACAGATCAGCGGCGACTAAGGGTCTACGGGTCTACCCACGCATGGAGTATCGGCTCATAGGGGCCAGGCGTGAGAGTGTACGGGCCAGGTCTGATGGTGAAACACGACCCATTCAAGAAAAGGGTGATCAGCGCGCCCAACGCGACCCGACAGGTCAAGCACAGATGGTGATGCCGCGCGTACCCGCCGCTTATGTCGATGTTGGCGACGGAGACCTCTGTCGTCGTTCCGCACTGATAGCAGCGCGGTGGTGATGCGGGCGCGAGGGCAGGCTCACCCTGAGGCGGTGGTCCTAACGACGTCACCGGCACGTACCCGCCCCGCTTCAATCGCTCGATAGCCGCCGCGACTCGGCGCTCGAAGCCATTGACCCATGCGCGGTCACACCGACCCATCATGGTTCTGGCTCCACGCGCAGCTCTGGCCGCGTCGTCAGGGTCTCAGGGGAGATATCCCGCGCCACCGAGGGCGGCCACGGCGGGACGGCGGGCACGCGGATAACCGCCCCACACGCGCAGACGGCGACGGATGAGCCGGTCGGAACCGGCGTCGGGAAGGCGCACGCGGGACACACCACGGCCGCGCGGATCTCGGGAACCTGAGCGTCCTTAGCCACCGCTTCCTCCCTTGCCCACGCCTGCCTTGCCTTTGGCCGCGCGTTTGCCCTTAACGGGTTGCGCCGCCGTCCCGGTCCCGCCATTGTCGCCTCCGTCGCTACCGTCGCTACCGTCCGTGCCGTCGCTACCGTCCGTGCCGTCTGCCGTGTCGCCGTCGGACGCCGGGGCCTCATCCACGGCCCCCTCGGCCGCGCCCTTCAACTGCACGGTCTCGCCCTGAGGAATCGGGTCTTCGTCAGGGTCGCGCTCCGGGGCGCCGAGGTCTTCGTCGATCTTCGCCAACTGCGAACGCCCAACGCGGTAGCCCGCCGCCACGAACATCTTGCCGCGCTCCGTCTTGTCCTCTTTGGCCGGCGCGCCCAGGCTGACGAGCGGCGTCAGGCGCGCCGCCTCCGCGCCATAGTTGAGGATGAGGTAGCGGCGCAGGATGTCGCGGCGGATCATCGACGTGACGAACTCTTTGAGCTGCTTGACGAGGGTCTCGAAGCGGTTCTCATGTGTCCCCGAACTGGCGCGGGTCTGGTGCTTCCCCTCCAGTGAGGACAGCGTGTTGTACAGGATGGCCTGCGTGATGCGGCGGTCCAGACGATCAAACGCTTCCAGGTACGTCGAGCCGTCAGCGGCGCTCTCGATCACACGCGCGTCGGCCCCGAACGGGAGCGCCAGAATCGAATTGTTGCGCAGGTTGGTCAACGCCAGCGTCAGCTCGTGGAGGGGATCGCGCAGCAGCGGCACGGGTAGCCCCGTCACCGGATCAGGGGTTGTGATCGGCTGCCCTGTCACGGCGTCCGTCTCGTACTGGAGGCTCGCTCCCTCGGCCGTATGGGCCACGATCGACGGCGTGCCAAAGCTGCTTAAAAACTTGATGAACTCTGGGGCCAGGCTCACCTTATCGTAGAAGGCACAATAGGCCGGCCGTAGCAAGGAGGTGCCGCGCGGGTCATTGTCCTCCGGCCTGATGGTCAAAATGGCGAACTTCTCGCGTGGGATCAGGTTCGGGACCTGCGCCAGGTCGCCGAGCAGCATGGTCCCTTGCTGCACCGGCAGGCCCACGCCAGGAATGACACCCAACAACCCGAGGACGTTGTTGAAGGGGTCCACGACGAAGGCCGTGGCGCGGGCCGGCTTGACCTTCAAGGCGCGCAGCGTGAGCTGGCGTTTCTTTGTGACGGGCGACACGTCGAGCGCGTAGACCTGCTCGGCGACCCTGTACCCGTAGCCAAAAGCCCGCGTCATGTCCCACAACACGGCGCCGAGTGGGGTCTCCAGGTCGGCCAGCATGCGCTCGGCGTCCGCCGTGTACGTGGCGGCCTGCGCAAAGGCGGGATCGTCCTTCTGGGCGACGGCCGACGTGAGGTGGACGCCGTCTTCGAGGACGGCGCTCTGCAGCGTACCGACCGCGCTGGCCACCGCGTCGTCCCACAGCATCTTGCGGTACACGTCGAGACCCAGGTCACGCGTGATGTCATCGATATAGGCGGGGAGCGACCGAGCATAATTGACATAGGCGTTGAGGGGGCTGCCCGCGACATACTCATCGCGCGCGCCGGCCGTGAGCGTGGCCCGGGAGGCCGGCAGGCGGGAGCCCATCCCACCCCCGCTGGAGCCGCGCCGGCCGGCGCCGGTGGGCGCGGGTGACCCGCCGACCGTGACGGTACTGACGATCTCGCGGCCCGTGCCGGAGGAGGCAGGCTTGGGCGCCGCCGCGGGCGCGGACGGGGTAGAGGTTCTGGCCATCGGCGCGACCTCCCCCTGTGGATGCTGCCTTACGTGACTCCAAAGCGGCGGTACTGGTCGCGCGCCTGGTCGACGATGGGGCGCGGGGCGGCGGCAACAGGTCGCCCGCCGTGCGAGGCCGGCACGCCGATATGATCGACGTGGGCGACGGCGTAGCGTTCGGCGTCCATGCCGTGGTTGTTGTCGTCCACCGGCTCTTCTTTGGCCGCCTTGCCGTTCGCCCCAAGCGCCCAGACGTAGCGCGGGCGCTCTTCGAGGCTCCAACGCGGCGTACCAGGCCGAAGCAGGCTGTCCACGGAGTCGAGCGCATCGGCGCACACGAACAGACGCGGGCGGCCGTCGCCTGCGGGCGCCAAACGCGCTTGCACGGCCTGGACACCCAGGGCGATCCCGTTGAACGCCGGCAGCGCGGGCAAACCCGGCAGCCCGGGCCGCCCCGGAAGGCCAGACGCCCGGTACTCAGCGATGAATCCAGGCTCGGCCGGGTCGCAGGTGATGACGACGAAGCGGTACGTTTCCCACGCGCGGTAGGCCGTCGTCTTCCACCACTCGATGCTTTTCTGCGTCCGATAGTGCTCTTTGACGAGGTACATGCGGCCATCGCCGTCCACGCCCCACACCTGCAAGACGCCGGGGTTGGTGTAGCCCCAATCCTGTGACGCGACGTAATAGCGCATCGTCGGCAGATCGGCGCGCGGGATGACGTGCAGGCGGGGCGACCAGTCGTCGTAGACCATGCCCTCCGCGCCCACCCAGCGCCCGTAGCGGAGCCGTTCCTTGCGCACGCCCGTCAGGTTGTCGAGGCGATCCATATAGGCGACGCCCGCGGGTGTCCACTCCCGGCGCGCCGCGTCATACAGGTACGGGTTATCCTCGTGCACGCTCTGGAGCAGCGTCGTGGCGCCGGAGAGGCAACGTTGGTAGAGCCAGTGGGTGTCACTGTCGGGATTGCAGTCGGCCAGCAGTTGCGTCGTTGACGCGTCCACGCCACCCCTGAACCGCGTCGTGACCGACTCCCATTCCTCGGGACCGAGTTCGGTCGCCTCCTGGATGTAGATGACGTCGAACTCGGTGGACATGATGCGCGTCGGGTTATCGAGCCCGGCGACCACGATCTCCGACCCGTTGGCGTACTGGTACGCCTCGCGGAAACGCCGCCGCGGGCCGTTGACAACCACGGGGTGATGCGGCCCAACGACCTTCTCTTCCCACGTGACGAGGCCCGATTCGGTCAGGCTGACCCGCGTCTTGCGCGCGATCAGGCCACGGATACGTTCGTGAGAGGCACGGCGATGGAGTTTGACCAGCGAGGCGATACTCTTGCCGGTGCCGGCTGGCCCCGCGATGAGGATCTCGGGCGAGGTGTTGGACTGGAGCGCCAGCGCCGCGCCGCGGAGCTCGTAGCGTTCGGCGTAGAGTCCGCGCCGCTCCGCCTCCCTAAGGAGACGACTCCGCGCCGTTGCCGGCAACGGCGCGGGCAGTGGCGTCGGCGCTGAGGGCATGGAGGACATCGGCATCACTCATTCGTCCAAACAGGTCCACGCCGTCCTTACCCGTCACCTCGATCTTCTGCGCGGCGTCGACACCATGCAATTTCGTGAGCGCGGATTCTGCGTCCCTGATTGTGTTCAGCCACGAGACCTTGATGACCTTGAACGGAGGCGGTTTCTTCTCTTTGTGCATACCGCCGTCGAGGTCTGGCGCGTCATGCTCACGGTCGTAGTCGCCGTCAAGCCACTTGCGCTCACGCTCACACTCGTCGTTATAGCCGTCCCAGGCCTCGTCGATAATGCGCTGGTAGGTAGCAAGGGCGCCGGCCCGCGCCCGCTTGCGTTGATCGGTCGCCCACGCATCCGCCTGCGTTGTCATCGCCTTCATGTCGGCGGTGACGGTATCTTTGTCGATCTCGAGCGCGGCGGCGATCTCGCGGTAGCTCATGCCGTCCTTGAAGAGGCGTAGCACGTTGGCTTGCCGCACTTTACGCGAGGGATCGCTCACCTGTGGCATCGAAAATCCGTCCCCAATTGTCCCCGAATACATACCCGCACTTTAGATCACCTCATGGTGTGCGGGAACCGTGCGGCAGTGGCCACCACGCGGGCCAGGGGCTCGTTAGCCCCTACAGGGCGACGGGTACACATCCCGTCGCGGTTGGACGGTCCCGGTCGTAGAGCGCTCCTCGCACCGGAGCATAACAGTGGTGCGTCAGGAAGTCTCGCCGTCGCCCTCATCGGCCCACGCCACGCGGTAGCCCTGCCCCACCGCCCATGCCTCCAGGACGCGCCAGGCCGCGCGGGGGATCGACCAGCAGCCGCGCGGCTCCTTGGCCGTTGGGTCGCCGGCAAGCCAGACGCGTTGTCCGTGTCGCGGAAAGGCAGCCCTAAAGGACGATCTCGCGACATCCTGTATCGCGCGGTCGGGATGCGTCACGCGCACATGCAGCCGGCAACCGGCGTCCGTGATGTGGACCGTCGCCGGCGCGCGCTGTGTGGCTCCAGGAGTGGTTGCGCCTACCGCGCTCGTCATGCTCATGCCCTCAGCACCCCCATATGACGGTGAACTCGACGCCGCGCGCCACCAGGTAGTCGATCCAGCCGGCGCACCCCTGACAGAGCCACGCCTCCATTACCGGGTGCAACACCCGGACCGCATAATAGCGGTCGCACCGGTGGCACATGCCGGCCGTCGAGGTCGAGGGACGGGGCTGCGTTGGCGCCGTGAGGTCGGGGTACACACTAGCGCGTTCCATTGCGCGCCCCCGAAGCCTCCGAGGGTCGCGAGGGTCGCGAGGGTTTGGTTCCCCGCAGGTAGGGCCGCCACACGCGCAGGCTCTCCGTGGTCACACGCGCGACATCGAGCGCATGGCCGGGGACGCGGGACCACTGGCGGCACGCCAGATTCGTGCAGCGCAGCAGGACCTCGCCCGGCCCTGTCGCCACGCCGCCGTTGACACCGACGATCTCCAGCGCGTGAGCGCAACAGGTGCTCGTGTTAGGTGCCATATGGTCCTGTCCGTTCATACGCCCTCCACAGCCAGGTCGATGCGTTCACGCACGAGGGCCAGCGCGCCCGGCCCCAGCTCCAGCAGGTCGAGCCAGTACTCCAGCCCGCCCGCCTCAATGTCGGCGATGGCGACGCGGCGACGGCGCGTGTCCGGCAGGGGTCGCCCCGCGTCGTCCACGCGCGGGGCGAGGTCCTCGAGAGCTTGCTGCACCACGGCAGCGGCGAGGAACCGCTCGGGCGAGGGCAGGGCCTTCTGGGCGCATGTTGTCATCGTCGCGCGCATAGTGACTGCCTCCACAGCGCCTCGTCGGCGCGCTGACGTCGTCGCTCATGGCGCGCCTGCGTCAGGCGAGCGCGCCGTCGCCGCGCCTGGGCCTCGTTCTGGTTCTGGCCGTCTACCGGCAGCGGCACGCCATCGAGTCCGTCCGTCCAGTGGTCGTGAGGTGAGGGAGCCGAACGCCCCACCAGGCCGCGCCGGTAGCGGTCGCTGTCCGGCATGGGACACCTCGCTCGCTCACTCACTCACGCGCAACGGGTGCACTGTGCTGGCGGATCGGAGGGCATAGAAAAGGCCGCCTACCGGGATGGTAAGCGGCCTGCGGTTCTGCTCTGCGGCCCCGAGGGGCCTGGGTGGTCGTAGGGAGGACGGACGAGAGATAGATACAGCTCTTCCACTGTCGATAATAGCCCGATT